CCTATTTTAGTTACTTTACAAACACCAAATACCACTAATACTAAAATAAATATCGATCTTCGTGATTTTGGTATGAGGTTTAGAACAGGGATACACTGTACCCTAGTGAGTACAGCAAGTATCACTGTGTTTTTCACCGGATAATGGCGGACAAACAACCACCAAAAACTAAAAAATATTTCCGCCCCACTAAGTCTGGGGCGGGGATGACTAAAGCGGGCGTTGCTAAATACAGACGTGACAACCCCGGTTCTAAATTAAAAACTGCTGTAACAGGTAAGGTAAAACCCGGCAGTAAAGCAGCAAAAAGAAGAAAGTCGTTTTGTGCTAGAAGCGCAGGACAAATGAAGAAGTTTCCTAAAGCGGCGAAAAATCCAAACTCAAGATTAAGACAAGCAAGGAAAAGGTGGAAGTGTTAGTGAGAGAAGGTATTGTGTATCTAATCTTAGCATTGCTAAGTTTGTTTTTTTTTGCCTTATCAGCTCAAAACTCTTGGGCTGAAACAAATACCGTGTCGAGCACGGTAGTTAATAATACGCCCCCAACAGCAAACGCACCAGTTATCCCTAATTCAAACAGTGACATATGTAAGGTAGGTGTTGGTGGAGCAGTTCAAAATAATGTTTTAGGAGTGGCTACAGGTATCTTAATTGACGATGAGCTTTGTCAGCTTTTAAAATTATCACGGTCACAATATACTTATGGCATGAAAGTTTCGGCGGTGGCATTATTATGTCAAGATCCACGTGTCTGGACGAGCATGATGGACGCGGGGACCCCGTGCCCCGTCAACGGGCTCATTGGCGCCGAGGCTGCTACTTACTGGAGTGAAAATCCTGAAAGAATTCCAGAGGGCAGTTGGTATAGAACAGAGTATATTGAAGCTAATAAACCAGAACCAAAGGAGTTTAGCCATGCGCAAAACGCTGCTATGTTTAAAACTTTTTTCCTTATTACTACTGGTCTCCTCTTTTTCTAAGGCTGAATGCCTTCCTGACGTACAAGGTCTTTGCACTCCGGGTGTCACTATCACGGAGGATGAAAACATTGTTGTAACTGAAGAAGACAAGGGCACAGAGATAATTACGACCACTACCACCACGGTCACAACCACCACCACAACTGTAACAAACGAAGACTCAGGTAATATTTTAGATAGTTCCAATGGTTATGTTGGCTCTCAGGACGACGGTAATATGCAAACAGATTGGGGCGGGCAAGGCCCTGCTTCTATGCCAACAGGCAATACCTGTGGTGAGTTAGGATCAGATAGATGCGCACAAATCACTGGATCTGGCAATAGTACGTCCACGATGGGTGTTCCGGGTATGGGCACAACTTTTATCATTAATAACATCAATATTTCCGACCTACAGATAGATAAAGGCGGAGAGGTGAGGTATTCAATTGAAGTAGAAAAACGTGACGCTCAGGATAGAATATACATGCATATTACAGGACGTAATGGATCTAGCACAGTCTTTCAAGGGACTGATATATTGTCTGAATCAGGTATAGCGTCAGGTTATCAATCATATACAGGATCTTTCGATTTTAGTGGCGCTCTAAATAGAATAACTGTCGAAGTGGGGGGACGAGATATAAACCTCGCAATAGGACCCTTATTTGATGATGTCACGGTCAATGTTTTCTATAATGTTATAAATACGATCATAACTCAGCAAATCACTACAATAGAAGAGATATATTATCTCAATCTATTTGATTCGGTTGAGCTAGATTTTGTTGAGGAAGTCTTTGAATATAACGACATATCAATTGATAATGGCATTGTAGATTTTGCACCCATTGAGTCTGAACCTGAAGAAGTCACCTACGAAAGCGTAGAGTTAGAAATAGACTTTGAGCTAGATTTTGATATGGAGTTTGCACCACCTCCTCCTATGGAAATATTACCATCGCCTGACATGGATATGCCAATGCCTATCAATGTTGAGACGGTTGAAAACGAGATTCAAATGGAGTTAGAGGAGTTGCCCCCACCGGAAATGGTGGCTTCTGTTGAAGAAATGCCGACAACTCCTACAGAACCTGAACCTGAAATTATTGAAGTTGAGGATGAAGCTCCTCCTATGGAAGAAATAAAAGAAGAGCCTGAAATGACTGAACCTGAACCTGAAGAGACACAAGAAGAGCCTACCGAAAAATCTCAAGAAGAACCACAGGAATCAGAACAAGAAGAACCACAAGCACCACAAAAAGAAGAAGATCCAGAAGAAACGGTAGAAGAAGAGAAAACATCGGAGCCTAAAGTATCAAAAAAAGAGAAAGCAGCTACTAAAATTGTTAAAAAGATTGACGATAAAGCAAGGTATGATGACGCTGCTCAGACTAAAACTTTGATTGTCATGCAGATATTAGGTAATACAAAAACTTTTTTTGACAGTCAGTCTTTTATACAAGATACAAACGTGACTGAGTATTTGAACAAGACAATAGATGATCAGTATGGTATGTTATTTAATATGGCACAGGATGATACGATTACGGAGATGATAGATGCCCAGTATTGAGTATGCAGGAATGAAGGTAACAGGCGGAAAAGTCTTCGCCATACTAACATTATTAGGAGCGCTTGGATCAGGAGCTTGGGCGACCTTTACTTTCTATCAGGATTATCTGACGATGAAGGAAAAGATTTTAGAGTATACTGAGCCGGATCTTAGCGGATTTGATAAGAAAATAGCTTTGTTGGAATCAAACACAGCATCAGAAATGGAAATTTTAGTACAAAAAGTTGACGGTCTGAAAAGTGAATTAGATATAGTTTTAGAGGAAATAAATTTGATAGCGCAGGTATCACGAGAACTTAAAGACGATCTAAAAACGGATCTTCGCAACGTCGAGCAAGATGTTAGACACATCACTGAAATCGTAAATGATGTGGAAGACAGACAAAAAGAAGACGCAAGAGAACTTCTTGAAGAGATGAAATTATTAGAAGAAAGTCTTGACTTGAAGATAGATAAGGCTTTAAATAATCCTTTAAGTGGAATGTCCGCAAAAAGCAAATAGGAGTATATCAATGTGTGATTGTAAAACAGATCAGGACTGTATATGTCGTTTAAAATAGATTTTAAGGCGGTTTTACCTTATGTCGTGTTGGTTGCAACAATTGGCATGACATGGGGTATGTTTACTGAGAGATTAAATGCGGTCGAAAAAAAGGCAGATAGTGTTGCAGAAATGCAACAGGATATTGCTGTCATAAAAGTACAAATCCAATCCATGTTGGAAGATATTGGCGAAATAAAAGAACTTTTAAAATAATGGCAATTAGTCGTTCGCAAATGTCACGACAAATTTCTAAACCTCCCGGTAGAAAAAGACTAAAAAGGAGAAAGAAGAAAAATGGGACCTTACGAAAAGCTAATATTAGAAGACGTTAGGACATGGTCTAAAGAATTTCTAGAAATACCTAATGTTCACTTAAACAGAATGCCCGCTTGTCCATATGCTCGACAAGCTTGGAGAGATAATAAAGTTTGGATAGAAATTCGAGATCCTGATCAAGGATATCGTCGTCAGTTACTTAATTTAGTAAAGAAAATTGATTATACAAAAAAAGAAATACTAATCTTCTGTGACCCCTATTTTAAGGAATATGGACTTAATCGTTTTCAGAAAATAATAGATTCTTTCAATGACAAGTGGAATATACACGATCACTATTTTATGGGTTTTCACCCCAATAACCCTGCTTCGGAGGAGGAACAAGAGTTCTTAGTAAATCCTCAAGGCGACGATGTTGAGATGCCAGAGAGCAAGATTGCCTATAGCATGATGCTGATACAAAAGTTCTCGCAATTATATGAAGCATCTGATAGATTAAAGCGTGTGGGATACTATAAAAAGTGGCCCAAAGAGTATTACAACGAAGTTGTAGATTCTCGACAAAAGACGTATAAAAAACTATTTTTAAAAGGAGCAAAAAATGGATAAAAAAATACCTCAACGTAAGAGACTGGCGATGGGCATGATGGGCGGCGGTATGGCGAAAAAGAAGAACGTCATAAAAAAACGCGGTGGCGGAATGGCTAAAAAGAAAAACGTCGTAAAGAAGCGTGGCGGTGGGATGATGATGAAAAAAGGTCCTATGGGCATGATGGGCGGCGGCATGGCTAAAAAGAAAAACGTTATTAAGAAACGTGGTGGCGGCATGGCTAAAAAGAAAAACGTCATGAAAAAACGTGGCGGCGGAATGATTAAGAAAAAATAATAATGGCGACATCTGGAACAACCGATTTTAATTTAAGTATTGATGACGCTATTGAAGAAGCGTACGAGAGATGTGGTTTACAAACTCGCACAGGTTATGATTTAACTTCTTCAAGACGTGTTCTAAATATCATGTTTGCTGAATGGGCAAACCGTGGAATTAATATTTGGACAATTAAGCAAAGGACCGCAACACTTGCAGCAGACGATCAAAGCAACACTAGCGATTTCGCTACTGACATTGTCGACGTTTTAGATGTTGTTGTTCGAGATGGAACCACCGATTTTACTGTTAATAAAATTAGTAGAGCGGAATACTTAAATACTCCTGTTAAATCAACAACAGGACGACCCAATCAATTTTTTTTCGACGGTCAGATTGATCCGAAAATGTTTTTTTATCCTGCAGCGGATAAAGCATATACAGTTGTGTATAATGCTTTAACAAGAATACAAGACGCAGGAGCTTACACCAATACAACCGATTTACCTTTTAGATTTTACCCTTGTTTGGTAGCAGGACTTGCATACTATATTGCAATGAAAAGAGCTCCTGAACGTATGGCAGATTTAAAATTTGAATATGAAGATGTTTGGAAAAGAGCAGCGGATCAAGATGGAAATAGAGATAGCGTGTTCTTAACACCACAAAATTATTTTGTAGGTACCTAATGTCAAGATATGCGAGTGGCAAACATTCTTTAAGAATATCTGATCGATCCGGTGCTGCTTTCCCCTATAAAGAAATGGTGAGAGAATGGAACGGTTCGATTGTTCATACTTCAGAGTTTGAACCCAAACATCCACAATTAATACAAACAAAAAAACAACTAGCTGATCCTGAGGCTTTAAGAATAGCAAAAGGTCAAATTGCAGATGCAACAGCTTTTCCACCAATCGATGGCATTAACTTTAGTTCCTTTCAATCAGAAGGGATGCAACCCGCATCCATAAGCAACGATACTAAAGTAGGCACAGCATTAGGTAGTGTAGTTATTGGTCCTACAGGCTCTGTTCAAATATTTACAATGACGGTGGCTGCAAAAGCAGGTGGCGGAGGTAACGCTTATTATGCAGATGGGCAACAACAAAGAGCCTTTCAGTTTCAAGTAGGTCAAGTTCGAGCTTTTTCATTTAGTGATAATAGTTCGAATGGACATCCTATGTTACTTAGTACGACATCGGACGGAAGTCACAGCGGGGGGTCTGTTTATACCACTAACGTGGCTTATAGATTAGCAGGTAGTACGTTTGTAGATCAAGCAAGTTATATAGCTGCGTTCACATCACCGTCTCAAACTAGAGAGTTAATACTAACAATAGACTCTTCGACGCCTACGTTGTATTATTATTGCCCTAACCATCCGGGCATGGGAGGATCTATTACAATAATATGAATTATAGTGAATTATTAACAAATATAAGAAATTATTCAGAGGTAAGCTCTGATGTTTTAACCGATTCTATTATCAACGTATTTATCGTAAACGTTGAAAACAGGATTCAAAGAGAAGTTGATCTAGACGCATTTAGAAAATTTGCTACTTCCACTCTTGTCATAGGTAATCCCTTTATCACAATGCCTAATGATTTTGCTTTTGAAAGAGGTGTTCAAATAGTAGATGGTAACGCTGATAGAGAGTGGTTAGAACAAAGAGACACTACCTTTATTGATACGTATAATGTTGATCGAGTTAACAACACAGGCACTCCAAAATATTATGCCAATTGGGATGACAATACTTTGATAGTTGCTCCTACTCCAAACGCAGCGCTTACAGTAGAATTGTGGTATAACAAAACACCAGACAGATTATCTAGTACAAATACTACGACTTGGTTATCAACTAACGCACCAGAGACTTTAATTTATGGCACTTTGTCCGAGACTTTTTCTTTCTTGAAAACGCCTCAAGATGTGCAATTATACGAACAGAAGTACGCTCAAGCTGTGCAGAATTTAGCACAAACTCAGATGGGCAGAAAACGTAGAGACGAATATGCAGATGGGGTCCTTCGTATTCCTCTTAAATCAGTTGGCCCCGGAGGTAGATAAAAATGGCAATAACACAAGCGGTATGTGATAGCTTCAAAAAAGAGTTGTTAGAAGGCGAACATGACTTTCGATCCTCTGGTGGCGATCTATTTAAATTAGCTTTATATACAAGTTCCGCAACTTTAAGTAATACAACAACGGCGTACACAACTTCTCAAGAAGTTGCTGCATCTGGCACTTACGCTGCAGGCGGTGGTAACCTTACAAATACAGGCGCTGCAAAAACTAACAACACTTCTTTTATAGACTTTAGTGATATTAGTTTTACAAGTGCAACGATCACTGCTAGAGGCGCTTTGGTGTATAACGCAAATACTACAGCAACAACAAATACAAATGCTGCAGTTATGGTTTTAGATTTCGGATCTGATAAAACAGCTACATCAGGAACTTTCACTGTTCAGTTTCCAACGAACGATGCTTCAAGTGCTATATTAAGACTGACGTAGCATACTGAGGTAAGCTACTATGTTTTTTGGCGCTACAACTTTCGGAAATCGTACTTTTGGAAATCAAGCAACTGCGAGCGTAGATGTTACCCCAACCGGTATTGGAGTAACCGCAACAGAAGGCGCTTTAATATTTACAGGGGACGTTACTACTTTTCCAACAGGTATTGGTATTACCATTGCTCAAGCGAGTGCGGTCCTTCCAAACGTTAATGTTTTTCCGACTGGTATACAAATAAACTCTACTTTCAATAACTCAGGGGTTGCAGCGGACGTTGGAGTTACAGCTTTCCCGGCGGGAGTTATTCTAAATATGGTTCAAAACAGTGTAGGCGTTAGAGGTTGGGCAACTGTAGATGATAGTGTCACAAATGAATGGACTCCTGTCAGTGATACAGCCTCATTTTCATGGGCTGCAGTAGATGATAGTGTCACAAACACATGGACAGAAGTAGATGACAGCGAGCTAGGATAGTGTTATAAATTAAACAATGGCAGATTTCGTATTAAATGATCGCGTGAAAGAAACTACCACTTCGACAGGTACGGGCACAATTCAATTAGCGGGGGCTGAAACAGGTTTTGATACTTTTGTAGCTGGTGTAGGTAATGGTAAAGAAACATTTTATTCTATATTCGGCATATCAGGCTCGGAATTTGAAGTAGGTAGAGGCACAGTCACAGACTCCAGTCCCGATACTCTTTCAAGAACAACTGTCTTTTCTTCCTCTAACTCTGATAATTTAGTAGATTTTTCCGCGGGGACAAAAATAGTGATTTGTTGTCTTCCTGCAAAACAAACACCTTCAGCAGGCATGACTGCTACAACTTATATTAATACACACAATTCAACTATTTCTGATGATCAAACAATTAATTCAGGGGTATTAGCAGGTCCTGTTTCGGTAACGGGAACTGTGACAGTTACAGGAAACTTGGTGGTGGTATAGATGTCAAAACTTGAAGTAGATAAATTAACTCCTCAATCAGGAACAAGTCTAACTGTCGGCGATACTGGAGATACGGTTGTTTTCTCAGACGCAACGGTTACTTTACCGGCTGTACAATCGGTAGCAACAGAATTAAAAACAAATAAGATATCCCCTGCTTCTGGAACAGCATTTACTTTTGGTGATAGTGGTGACACGTTCACAATTCCAAGTGGCGTTACAATTGCAAACAATGGAACACAGACAGGTTTTGGTGGAACAAACACTCCGAACTTCAGAGTTTACAGAAACTCTAGTCAATCTTTACCCGATACTACTATTACCAAAGTTGAGTTTGATACTGAAGACTACGATAGTGCAGGCGCATATGATAACTCCACAAACTACAGATTTACAGTTCCATCAGGTCAAGCGGGTTTATATTTTCTTCATTCTAGAGTTTATATTGACTGGCCAAGTAGTAACAGAATAAATGTATATAGAATATATTTATATAAAAATGGCTCTGAAATAGCCATGAATGAAATCGATATAAATAATGGTAGTGCACCATCGGGAGGAAAAGATGTTACTACACAGATTACAGGAGTCTTTAATTTAGCCGTTAGTGATTACATAGAAGTTTACGCTTATCATGACAAAATTAGTGGATCAGGAACAACTATAGGCGGTGGCTCAAGTAAAACAGATTTTACAGGATTTAAATTAGTAACATGAGTGAATTAAAAGTAAATAAAGTATCTCCGAGAAGCGGAACATCTTTCACCTTAGGTGACAGTGGGGACACATTTACAGTTCCATCGGGAGCAACACTTACAACTACAGATGCAACGGTCAATTTACCCGCAACACAAACTGTAACAACAGAGTTAAAAACAAACAAAATTTCTCCTGCCTCAGGCACAGCTTTTACTTTTGGAGATAGCGGCGATACATTTACAATTCCTTCGGGGGCAACCATTGCTAATAGCGGAACTGCTACAGGATTTGGGGGCGGTAAGATTGGTCAAGTAGTTTCAACAACAAAAACAGACAGATCAACTTTTACCTCTACTTCTTTTACTAGTATATCTGGTTTTAATGTTTCAATCACACCTACAGCTACAAGCAGTAAAATATTTCTTATGTGTTCGTTTTCTTTTGGAACAACCTCAAATGTGTATGGTGGTATAAGATTTCTTCGTGATAGCACAGCAATAGCTATTGGTGATGCAGACGGAGTTAGACATCAAGCAACTGCTCCAATGTCAAATTCTGTAATTGCTCGTGCACATAATACAGACATGAACTTTTTAGACTCGCCTAATACGACTTCAGCTACCACTTATCATGTACAAGTTAAAGTTAATAGTGGTCAAACTGTAAGTGTTAACAGTTCTGGTGAAGATGAAAATAATACAGATACAGGTTTTAGATATGTTTCAACAATTACAGCCATGGAGGTCTTAGCATAATGGCAGATTTACATAAAGCAATCAGAGCAATTCATAGTGATGTAGTCACAATACATGGTAACACAAAAGAAGATATAAGAGCCTTAAATGATAGTGGAAACAGTGTAACTATAAACTGGACAAATGTTGAAGCGTGGACTGACCCAAATGAGTATCAATATAAAAGAGCTGCCGAATACCCTAGCGTTGTTGATCAGCTCGATAAAATATATCATGATGGCGTTGATAAATGGAAAGAAGAAATGATAAAACCAATTAAGGATAAATACCCTAAATGAGTAGCGAATTAAAAGTAAATAAAGTATCGCCCGAAAGCGGGACCGGAGTTCAATTAGGTGATAGTGGTGATACGATCACTATACCTTCAGGAGCGACCATTGCTAATAATGGCACAGCCAGTGGTTTTGGTGGAGGCGGTGTTGCCGCTCACGATACAGTAGTAATTACATCTACATCAACGTACACTCCTACTGCAGGGACATCTTTTGTTCAAGTTTATTGCATAGGTGCAGGGGGCGGTGGTGGAGGTTGTGTCACCACTAACAACTTTAGCGCAGGCGCTGGAGCTGGCGGCGGTGGCGGAGGTTGCGCTATGAAAATATTCAATTCAACTGAATTAGGATCAAGTGCTGCCGTAACTATCGGTGCTGCGGGAACTGCAGGCGCAGGAGAAGGCGACGGTGGTGACGGTGGAGATACAACTTTCAATCCTCAAGGATCAGGAGCCACCCTAACAGGGGGCGGAGGATCGGGTGGTGTTGGAGTTAATTTTACTTCAACGCCCGGTTTTGGTAGGGCTTCTGCAGGCGGGACAGCTTCTGGTGGAGATTTAAATTTACGAGGCGGTCAAAGCCTTACTCATGAACAAACAAACGTTAGAGACGCTAGTGGTAATCTTCAAACTACCGCAGGAAGCGGTGGTGCAAGTTTTTGGGGGCCAAGTCCGGCTCCACAGTACGCTGGAACAAATACACATGCAGATGGAACTGCAGGAGCAAACGGATCTGGTGGAAATGGCGCTTGTGGAGCAAATATTAATGGTGGCGGTAATTCTAATAATGGTGGCGCAGGTGGTGCTGGAGTTGTAGTAATATTTGAGTATCAGTAAAAATTAAAGTATGATAGGAGTAAGTTATGGCATCAACATTTTCAAGTAGACTTAAATTAGAGCTTCAAGGCACGGGTGAAAACGCGGGTACTTGGGGTGATAAAACCAATAATAATTTAAACGTTTTAGACGCATTTTCTGCAGGTTATTTAACAAAAAGCGTAGCAGGATCTGCCAACGTAACTTTAACGACAGATAATGCCTCACCTACTTCAGAAGCCTCAAATAAAGTTATAGAATTAACAGGCACACTAACTGGTAATATTACAGTTTTTATCCCTGCCGCAGAAGGTCATTATATATTTTTTAACAACACATCAGGTTCTCATTCATTAACTATTGCAGCTACCGGGCATACTGCTAACGGTGTTGCTATCACTCAAGGTGGTCATTCAGAAGTTTATTGTGATGGTTCTAGTGATTTTAACGTTGTAAACGTATTTGCTTCAATGGGTACTATTGGAGCTAGTCTTGCAAACTTTACAGGTAATGTAGCAATAAGTGACAGTAAATTTTTAAATATTGGTGCAGGCCCTGATCTACAACTTTATCACAATGGCGCTGATAGTTTTATTGAAAACAATACAGGTGAGTTGAATATTCAAGGAGACAACATCACCATACGATCTGATTCAGGAACAGAAACATTTTTGACAATGGACAAAGATGACGGCGTAGATATCTTTTTCGATAACGCAAAAAAATTAGAAACAACTACTGCAGGTGTGACAGTAACAGGAGCATTGACTGTTACTACAACAATCGCTGCCACATCAACAATAACTACTTCATCTACAATTGCCGCATCAAACATAGGTAATATTACAGCTAGAAATTTATTCACTACAACAAGTGCAGGAGCACCTAGTAGCGGCACTGGAGATAATGGAGATTTCTATCTTATCCATGATGCATAATGGCTAGTGATTGGTATTTAAAAACAAGTTCTAACTGGAAATTAGTTAATAACGCTTTTGTTAAAGTTTCTGGTAGTTGGAAAGAAATTCAAGAAGGATACATAAAAGTAAGTGGAGCTTGGAAACAATTTTATCAAGCCTTTGTCGCTACAGGCTTTAGTACAGCAACTGCAAACACAACCATAGTTGTCCCCGATGGGGCTAATGCTATACACGTGCAGGCTGCAGTTGGTGGAGGATCCGGTGGAGTTAAAGGTGCTGAGTATGATAAAGCAGGAGGTGAGTCTGCGGGAGCAGGAGGTGCCTCTGGTGGGTTTGTTTCAGATCAGGTGTACTCTGTAACACAAGGAGAAACTTTGACTCTTACTGTCGGTGCTGGAGGTGCTGCATCTACAGGAAGTTCTTACAATACAACTGCAGGTAGTGGCGGTAACACAGTTTTATCAGGTAGCACAACAGGAACAATTTTTACTTTAACAGGGGGTGTAGGTGGCTCTGGCACAGGTGGTGGTGTTCAAGGACCTTTACGATCAAATAATCCATCAACAGCGGGAACAGCAACCGTAGCAGCTTCTGTTCTTACTTCCGGTTCTTTCAAAGAATCTGATGGTTCTAGCGCTACAATACCTTCTGCAACCACTTTAGATAATGGTCCTGTAGGATCTTATAATAGCTCAGGTAATGGTGTAGCGGGCACAAATCCCGGTAACTGTGGCGGTGACAACTGTCAAATTACAGGTGGTGTGGGCGGTGCATCTTATAGTGGAAATATAGCCGGTGGAGCAGGTGGTGTAGCTAGCAGCACTCCCGGTGGCGCTGGCACTAGAGGATCGGGCGCTGGTGGTGGAGGCGCACAAGGACAAACATCAGGCGGTAATGGAGGAGCAGGAGAAATAGTTTATAGATTTTTACGAGTTCAATAAGAAAGGAATAAATGAAATACGAAATCAACAAGTGGTTTGGTCACCCCATATTTATAACAAAATTAGATGACCACGAAACAATCAACAACGACATCAAACTTTTAATTAACAAAGATATAAAACCAACAAATTCTCAGTTTGCTGCAACTACCGATATCAAAAGAGATATTCCCTTACAGGCTATAACTGATGATTTACATTTAAATAATCAGTTCAAACCTTTGTTTAAAGAAATAAAAAGTAAATTAGTTTTGTTTCTAAATGAACATCATTATGATTTAAGTGTCTTTGACGTGCACATAACAAAAGCGTGGGCAACTTTCTCTAACAAAGGACAACACATAGCTAGTCACAAACACACCGCTAGTCACTATAGTTTAGTGTATTATGTGCAAGCCAATCAACAAGGAGATATTACTTTTGAAGAGGATCAGTGGCAAAAAACAGGAATGTATATACCACCAAACAATGATTATTATACAAAGTGGAGTGAGATTAATTTCTCTTCTATAAAATACCCTTCTGAAACAGGCGGTTTAATTATCTTTCCAAGTAATTTATTACACTACACACAAGAGAACGTGACCGACGAACCACGGATCAGCATATCTGCTGATGTATTGTTAACAATGAAACCGGGAGTTAAATCAGAACATTGTTTACCAAGTCCTGAAACTTGGAGTAAAGTATGTTAACTGGCGATTTAAAAGATCAGAATATGAGAATAGTTGTTGGAGTTCCCATGTATGGTGGCATGTTATCTGAGTCTACTTTTCATTCTCTTCTTGCTTTACATCAATGGTGTTTAACTCAAAGTATAGAAATTAAAATAAATACAATAGGCAATGA